GATTGTCAAATCGAACCCAGCTGCGAAATCGTCGGCGTGTTGCGTTTGACACGCCACGCTTACCCATATGCTACATTTCAGCCATGTCAGATATACAAGTAGCACACCGTTCGTTCAGCTCGCTCACCTCATGGATTCGCTGTGGCAAAGCATGGCAACTAGAGCGTGACTTACAAGCACCGTCCGAGCCAGCATGGTGGTTCGTCGGTGGGTCTGCGTTCCACGCAGCAGCAGAGAAGTTTCTGCTCCAGCAGTTTGAAAATTCCAAGACACCTCTCACAGATAAGCCACCATTCTAATGACAAAAGAGTTTACCTTTTACAACCGAGTCAACCTGACCACCGGTTACAGCAAGCACACTGTCCGCTTGGGATTCAGCATTGGCAAGTACGGCATTGACGCTGACTTCCTCTTCTTCTGGTTCTCGCTGGAGTGGTGATGGATGACATCGCAAACATTAAACCAACCACAGGTGCGGAAGCCGACTATCGTAATCTCGGCCCAATCAGAGTCTGCCCATGTGGGTCAGACCTCTGGTCGGTCAAGTGTAAGTTTGACGATGACGGAGAAATCGGTATCTATTTCTTGGACATCAACTGTGCGCTATGTGGTAGCCTCGCCATCGCAGTCACGCCACCGCTAGGAGAATCACATGGGTAAGAAGCGTGCACAGATTATTAGCCAACAGGCATTTCAGCAAGCCTTTGCTGAAACCGAAGTCGTCATGCGACTCGCCCTAGGAAAACAAATCCAAAAGCTTATTGACAAAGAGCCTAACGAGATGGTTAAACTAGGCCTCGAACATGCACGTAAAGTTGTAGCAGGAGAGGAAACGTATGACTTGGGATAAGGTTTGGGAAGAATCCTTCCTTGAACAAATTGCAGAAGTCGAAGCTAAGTCCAGCACCAATCCTACTGATTGGCGTGTGGGTGGACGCTCATCCAAAGCCAACCCTGATAAAGAGAACAAGGTCTGGTGGGATGAGAACGGCAAGCAGATGTTCTTCAACTTCATCAACGCTTGGCAGGAGTCAGGCTTTGAGTTGTGGGTATCACCAGAGGGTGTACCTGGAGTTGAAATCGGATTCAACAACTTCTTCGGTAGCGTCAACGTCAAAGCATTTGCCGACGCTGTTGTGGTGGCAGGCACCGAGATTGCTGTGGTAGACTTCAAGACCGGCAGTTACATGCCGGACTCATCGCTACAACTGGGAGTCTATGCCTCCATGATGGAGATGCAATTTGGTGTACGCCCTACCAAGGGTTACTATTACTCAGCTCGCAAGGCTCAGTTTGAGGAAGCTTCTGGCTTGGAGCGCTGGACAATCCCCGTGCTTACGGAATTGTTTGAGCAGTTCGAGCGTGGCATTCAGAACAAAATCTTTTTACCTAACATCGGTATGTCATGTAGCACATGCGGAGTGAAGGACTATTGTTACGCCGTTGGCGGAGAGCTGGCACAGATTTACGACCCACTAGCAGAAATCAAATAAGGAGAAACACATGGCAGCACAAAGCAATACCAAGTTCCAAGTCAACTTTAAGTTGGCTGATGGCACACTCATCAACATCTATGCAGACGACTCAGCTGAGTTGGAAGCACAGTTGGCAACCATCCAAGATTCAGCAGCTCTCATCGGCGCTGTTTCTGGTTCATTGGCTAACGCCAGTGGCATCCGCAACGCAGTTGCTGGATTCAACGCTACACCAGTAGCACAAGCATCATCCGCTCCGTCAGCGGTTATCGAAGAAGGCCATTGCAAGCACGGCAAGCTCACTTACCGTGAGTCAAAGCCAGGCGATGCAAAGACATGGAAGGGTTGGTTCTGCCCATCACCAAAGGGTACTCCCGACCAGTGCGCTCCTAAGTTCCTTCGTTAGTATCTGATGCTGTCACTCTCACAAGCGACAGCGAAAAGCACTAATGAATATCAGCTACTGCCAGACCTGTTTCCTTCGCTAGCTAGTGAGGGAATCAGGTTTCGCAGGGGACAATTAACAATGATTGCCGGTCAACCAAACGCCGGCAAATCTTTAATCGCTCTCTGGATGGCAGTGCAGATGAAGGTGCCTACGCTGTACATATCCGCAGATACCGATGCTTACACAACAGCTATCCGTGCAGCTGCTATGGTTACTGGACACCAAGTGTCTTCCGTTGAGGAAGCATTTGCTACCGGTGAAGGTAGAGAATTCTACGCGTCTGAGCTAGCAAGCATTACGCATTTGCAGTTTGACTTTGCTCCATCCCCTACACTTGATGAGGTTGACCTAGCTATCCGTGCATACGGTGAGGCATATGGTCAGTATCCACACATGATTATTGTGGACAACGCAATGAACGTTGTTTCCATGCACAACGATGAATGGTCCGGCCTTCGTGAGATAGCCAAAGCCATGCACCACATTGCCCGTGAGACAGACGCAGCTGTGCTGCTACTGCATCACACCTCAGAGAATGAGGGCAAGCCGGACATCCCACCTAGCCGTAAGGCTATCCAAGGTAAGATTAGCCAGCTGCCTGAAATGATTCTTACCGTTGCTCTTGTGTCACACACCGGTGAGTTTAGAGTGGCGGCAGTGAAGAACCGCTTTGCTAAACACTCAGCCACTGGAGATAACTTCGTTACCTTACAGGCTGACCCAAGCCGCATGAGTATCTATTCAGACCGCACCGCCCAGTACGTGGCAGATAGTTGGAGGGCAATGCAATGAGTTTCAAAGAAGGCAAGGACTATTTCACGGGTGCAGGCAACATGGTCAATTTCTATGAGGTCGATAACACTGACGAGGAAAAATTTTTTGCAAAAAAATATCTGCTCAAGCACAAAGCTTATGACATCTGTGAGATACTAGGACTATGAGTACATACGGTAAGCACAAAGGCTCTGCCTTTGAGACAGGCATTCTCAAGTTCCTTCGTGGCAAAGGTGTGTTGGCTGAGCGTCTACGCCTAGCAGGCAAGGATGACGAAGGTGACATCGTGTGTATCGTTGCAGGTGCGCCATACATCTTTGAGCTGAAGGCAACAGCCAAGATGGACTTGCCGCAGTTCTGGCGTGAGGCTACCACTGAGGCATTTAACTATGCCAAGGCGCGTAACTTAGATGTTACGCCACCAGCCTATGTTATTGTCAAGCGCCGCATGGCGGGGCTAGACCAGTCGTGGGTTATCCAAGATTTGAACCAGTGGTTGAAGGTAACCGGTGGTATCGAAGCCTGACCTTGGCGCCGTACTAGAACATTACGGCGTAAAGGTATTAGATCGTCACGGTTGGGTGCCGTGCAAGTGTATTATCCACGATGATGCACAAGCCAGTGCCGCATACAACCTAGACAACCAAGCATACAACTGTCTGGTATGCAACCTACTGGGTGATGTATATGACCTAGTAGCTCGGAAGGAAAACATAAAGGAGTTTAGAGATGTTAAACGCAGAGCAGAGGAACTTGCTCACGGAAGCAGCCGAAAAATATTGCAACAGTCTCACACCACAGGCAGCCTCTTACCTAGAGGCACGAGGAATAACAGCGGAAGTCGCGCATACGTTCCGTCTTGGAAGCGTCGTGGAGCCTAGTGCCGGACATGAGCATGCAGTCGGCAGACTATCCATTCCCTACCTTACACCCGCTGGTGTTGTCGGTATTAAGTTTCGGAGCATAGATGACACAACTCCAAAATACCTCTGGCCTTCGGGTCAAAAGATTGGGCTATACAACGTACTTGATCTTCATCGCTATAGCGATACGATTGCCATTTGCGAAGGCGAGATTGACACGATTGTTGCATCGGGTATCGTGGGAATCCCTGCGGTTGGAGTTGCTGGAGTCAGTCAATGGAAGCCCTGGTTTCCTAAACTTTTTGAATCGTACACTCGCATCCTTATCTTTGCGGATAATGATGTCAAGGAAGACGGAACTAACCCAGGACAAGAGCTAGCCCGGCGAATCAAGGAAGACTTGGACAAGGCTACTATCGTCCAGTTGCCACCCAATATGGATGTTAATGAGATATACTTACAACTAGGTAAGAACTGGTTCGACGAGAGGCTGGCGGCGTGACAACCATCGCAGCGATTCAAGGCCCTGATTGGGTTGTCGTTGCCGCTGACTCGCAATCCTCTGGCGAGGATGGCTTTGCCATCAACATCCCAGACGGTAAAGTATTTAAGAACAGCAACATAGTCTTTGCTGGTGCCGGTGCGGTGCGAGGCATTAACCTGCTTCAACATGACTTCGCACCACCGGTCATTAACACCAAAGACACAGACAAGTATGTGACTCGCCAGCTTATCCCAGCTATTCGTCGTACCTTTGCTGAGGCTGGCTATGAGATTAGCAAGACTGATGCCGCTGTGGAGAATGACAACATCTGGATTGTCGTTGTCAAGGGTCAGGTCTATCGCATCGACGAAGACTATTCATGGGAGCGTACCGTCAACAACTTGTATGTTGCTGGTAGCGGAGAGCAGTTTGCTCTCGGCGC